CAAGTTCAGCTTCAGCCAAAATAGTCTTTGACGAAGATACGGTTGACAGTTTGTTTCCTTGCTTGAAGAAGATGCCGGAGTTGATATTGGCAAAGTTCTTCAGTATTGTTAGTGTTTCGTTAGACAGCTTCATTTCACATCCTCATTATTAGAAAAATCTATTGTATCATGTTCATACAAAAACATCAAGCAGCAAAGCGCATGGGATAGATGATTTTTACCAGTTTCTTGGTCATTTTGTTCACCTTTCTTCCAGGCCCAAAGATGCCGTTGTAACGCATCAAAATACCTGCGTTTCGCATCAGGTACCCATTTCCAATTGTCCGGTTCATATTTCTCTGCACCGAATGTTAGAATGTCTACCGTTGCTTCGAGTGCATTTGGTGGAAGTAAACCAAATTGCAATTTACCTCCATCAAATTTACGACCACCTGTTGTTGCAGTCTGTGAAGATTTCACAATATCAATCATAGGTGCACAACCTAAATCCACATTTGATGGTGAGGTGACCGGTGCAGACACCTCATAATCATCATGAATCGTCATTACATTTCTCCAACATAGTTAGCCACAGCAGGCATATCACCCTTAAAGTGGTATGTGCCAATGTGATCGGTTCGCATCCAAGGACACAGATGAATTGTTCCACCTATCTTACGCCACATCTGACAGAACATGTAATCTTCCGACAGGTAACGATTTGAACCACCACCTGTAATGGAATCTTCTGTATCAATCACAGTATCAAAGAAAGCGTGAATGAAACGTGAACCATCAAAGTGCGCTTGGCCAACATGATCCGGTTTATAACGAATCATTGGATAAGCTTCTTCCATTTTAGTAAACACATCACGATTCACCAACATGAAACCAGTACCAATTTCTAATACTTCAAGTGGTTCTGAAACTGTGAATTGTGCTGTACCCTTAACTGGGTTGAATACGAAATCACCAGCAACTTTTTCCAGTTCACTATCGGAAATATCAGGATTCTTTTCTACTGCTTTCTTAACAGCACGCCACTTAATTGCCTTCTTAGGATATGGTCCACCAATAACATCCTTATCTAGTGCAAGTAGAGCAATAACATCACGTGGATTGAAATGAATGTCCGAATCTAGGAACAACAGGTGCGTACAATCAGAACGATGCAAGAATTCATCAACAAGATAATTTCGTGCACGAGTAATTAGGGATTCGTTGAACAGGAAGGAGAATTTAACCTGTACGCCGTATTGAAAACAAATCGATTGCAAATCAAGACATGCCTTAGCGTAAAGTCCATGATTCATGCCACCATACATGGGTGTTGCAACAAAAATACTTTTCTTTTGTAATTCTTCTTTTGAGATTTTGATTTCCATTTGCTCTCCAATTTACAAATAAAAAAGAGGCAACCACGTGTGCAGTCGCCTCTTTGAGAGTCACATCTTATTAAAACTTGAAACCAGCTGCGACTGCGAATTGAACCATAGACTTGGTTGGTGTGCCAAGACGATATACATTTACCTTAGTGCCGTCACGGCGAGTCTTGGTGTTGGTGTAGATGCAATGACCTTCCTTGCGAAGTTCCTCAACACGTGCAGAAACGTTCTTAACACCAAACAGCTTCTGTGCTTGTGCTACCGAGAAAGTGTTATAACCTTCGGTCTTGCTCAGGTAATCAATCATCTTTTGCTTTGCGCTCATATCAAACTCCTATAATAAAGTAATAATTTAAATGATTCTCGATCAGAGAATATACACATGATACACTTATGTATGCTTTAAGTCAAGCTATCCGGCGGTATATTTTCATTGTCTGCCAAAACAATTGCCATAGGAACCTGTTCGGCAGGTAAAGAATCACCTAAGGATTCCAACCAACACAATTGGCACCAGGATCCTTTATGGCCAGGAATTGTACTTGAAATGGTATATGTGTGTTTGCCATGTTTAGGACAATCCACTTGAGTTTGTGTATATTGTGTTGGCGTATAATCAATCATCTTCCCACCTGTGGCAAATATTTTTCCTTGGTTTCTTCCCAGGAAAGGTAGATTAGGTCATCATAGAACAAGGATTCGTAGGAAACATTATTCTTTTTCTGTAGTTGTCGTATTCTACCCTTAGCATACTTGGTTTTCCAAATGTTTGTCAAGGCTTCTTCACTGGTATCGAAGGATTTAACCAGAACATCATCTTTGATTTCTTTGCGTAGGAATTCGCAAGTGTTATCATATAACGGTGAGAAATAAATCCCACGTTGATGTTCTGTACGAATCAACTCTTTAGGAATACCAAGTTTACTATATGCAAAATTTAAGGATCGGTTTTTGTGGTCTCGTTTGAGGGGGAGTCCTTGTTGATTTTTTGCTTCCCACCACTCGAAGTATTTTCTGGTGTAATTTTCTCTGAGCCACTCAAATACCATTCTACTCGTCGCCTTTGTTGGTTCGAACGCAACGCTGCCGCTTGAGTACCCCATCTTCTGCCAGTGTTCCAACCCGTCATATTGTGATAACCCTCCAGATTTTGTTTTACCGTACAGGGAAGTCGTAGTAACACCGACCAGTGTATCACCATACTTATCCTTCCAGTCCTTCTGAACTGTATCAGATAAACACATTAATGCGAGAAGTTTACCACCCATATAATTATAACCAAGTGGTTGCAAAGGAACAATTGTCGAACCAATTGCAGTATGATTAATCATACCTTGTTGAGTTTTAACATCACGTGGCCAACCAATGAAAGTATCACGTGGAGTGAGATCAAGAAAATCGGAAGAAATACAAATTACACCGAGATATTTTTTAGTTACATCATCAACAAGTGTATAGAATAGGTTTCTACCGATGTTAGAATTATTCTTCATCGTGGAAGAAAATGTACGAATTGCATTCCACGTTTCGGCCAATTCACCATTGTGTAGAACCATTTTTGGTTGCAACTTATCAAAATCATCTGGTGATTCTGGCATCCAAAAGTTTGCCTTAACGTGTTTGATTAATTTTTCCTGTTCAGGATTAACCATCTGCAACTCTTGGCCAAATAATGTACTAACTTCTTCAACAGGATAACGCTCTTTAACTTCACACCATTTTTGATATAGTGTGTATTCACGCACGTCCATGGCCGAGGCATAGGTCAGGTCCGTGCATAATCTTGTTCTAATGTCATCGGTGTCAATATGAATATGACTGGTATTATTTGCAGACCATTCATCCCATTGTTTTTCAACAAATTCAATTGGTGTTGCCATTGAGTGCCTTATTAAGTTTCTTCTGTGACTTGTTTAACAAATTCAACATTTTATCTCGTTTCTTTAACCCTTGTTGCAACGCTAAAGATTTAACTCGTTCAGTATATACTATTCCATCCATGTGGTCAAGCTCATGAAGCACACATCGTGCACTTATGCCAGTAAAATTCTGTACGTGTCGTTCACCGTTAAAGTCTTGGTATTCTACCACAACACCAGCTGGTCTGGTAATTCTCAACGCAAGCATAGGAAAAGATAGACAACCTTCAACTAAATGTACCGTTTCTTGTGATGCAGCAACAATAGTTGGATTGAAAAATGCAACATAGTTGTCACCTTGACCCATAACAAAAACACGGAAGTCAAATCCACATTGATTTGCCGAAAGACCTAGACCGTGATTTGCAATGCAAGTTTCAACCAACGTTGACGCAAACTGATTAGGATCAACAGGAGGGTTTGCAAAGTCAAAGTCTTTAAGTTTTTGTTTTAGAATCGGATGTGAATCTGGTACCAATTCAAATATCTTAACTTGTTTTTTTGCAACTTCTTTGGCTTGAGATTCAGTATCAATAGTGATAACTTCATCAAATGGTTTTTTAATATCACCATTATTAATCGTTCCAGGTTGAACATCAATATTTAATGTCACTTCACTCATTTTTTCCATCCTTTATGTGTTTTTCTTTTTCCATTCCAAACTTCACTCATAGCACCTTTATTTAAATTATATTGTAAACAAAACTCAGTCAAACCAACAACAGTAACATTATTTCCTTCAGGTGAAATAAATGTGTATTGTTTTTTTATTTTATCTTTATGTTTTTGAGTTTTAGGTTTTTTCATTTTATCTATAGTTTCTTCAGAATAAACTCCAGTTTTTCCTTTATTCCACGGTTCACTTCCTAATTTTATTTTAGATAAAATTTGTTTTGTTTGTATGCTATGTGATTTACCGTACATAGGATTTTTTTCACCTAACATTTGTTGTTTCTTATTTTGTTTCCATTGATCACTGTGTTTTTTACCGAACATTCCATTCATAGGACCAAACATAGGACCTCCTGTTCCACCCGAATGTATATTGTAATATGGTTTCACTTGTTCTATTAGTTCTATCTCTTTGTTTATGGCTTCTTGTTTACTATCAAAATCAAACAACAATGTTATAATAAAGTTTTCATTTCCGTATTTTTTTATGGCATTAACAATAGGCATACTTTTCGATTTGGATGATGTGTGTAATCTTAATCTTTTGATTAAATCTAATTGTGTATAACCTATGTAATTATGTCCATTTATCGTATTCACAATTTGATAAACTTTGTATTTTTTCATTTTTTTTCTATAATTGAGTTGTCTCTATTATTTATGTTCAATTATAGAAAAATTTCCTTTTTTTACAAACTTTATTACGGACCTAAATTTATCAAATAATTGATCTCCACGATGACTAATAATGAAGATGTTAGTATCGTCACCAAATTCTTTCAAAATTCCCATTAATAATTCTACAGAAGAAGAATCTAAACTACTATCAAAAATTTCATCCAAGATTAACAAGTTGGTATTGGTACTGTTTTTTAATTTGGCCACTTGGCGCCATGTCAACAACAATGCCATATCTATTTTTTGTTTCTCACCTTCCGAGAAATTTGCATAACAAAATTCATCACGATGCCGACTCCTAATTGTTTCCTCAAAGTTCTCGTTGATATTGAAGTTTACAAAAAAGTCCATTGC